AATTTCGGTATGATTGGTGCCCAAATAATCGGCTACAATGCGCGCATATTTTAAATCCTCTGAGCCGTGCAGGCCAATACTATAGGTTTCTAATTTATTAGGTAATTGAGAATGATTGTAGAAATTGTTTACTAATGCCGCAATGAGACTGCTGTCGAGACCGCCAGACAATAGACAAGCAATGGGTCTTTCCGTAGTGAGGCATCTTTTGGTAACGGCGGTGTTCAAGTACGTCGATATTTTTGAATATATGCTATCCATGAGGATATCTTTCGTCTCACCATCTATTCGCCATGTATGCGAAAAAGAGGGGATAAAATAGGTGGTGTTTTCCTTTTCTGCTTCCCAAATGGAATCGACCATATTGCCGTGGTTGAAGACACTATATGTTCCTGGTTTGAATTGTTCGATGGAATAGACCTCGGGATTCATATTGTAAAATTCGGACAAACATTTCAGCTCTGAGGCGAAACCGAGTAATTGAAATGGTGCGCTTTGTTTATTGTGTTTTAAATAATACAGTGGTCTTACGCCTAGCGGGTCGCGTGCGACATATACTTTGTTTTGCAGGTCCGATTTCAGTCGATTATCGTATAATATGAATGCATAGACGCCGTCCAACATATGTAAGGTTTGTTCTATTCCGTAGGCTAGATACAAATGAATAATGACTTCGCAGTCGGAACCGGTGGTGGGCTCTACGCCCATATATTTATATAATTGTTTGTAGTTATAAATTTCTCCATTGCATATCAAAACGATATCATTGATAACGAGTGGTTGGTTGGACGCCTCATTTAACCCATTGATTGCCAAACGGTGAAACCCCAGTGTCATTTTCATATAACTATTGTCTAATTTAGAAAATTCTGGTCCGCGCCCTTGGCCCTTTTTAAATTCGGCGTGAATGACATCAGTATTTATATTATTACTATTTAGGAGAGCAAATATTCCGCACATTTATCTACAATAGTATATGTATAATTCTTTATATAATTTATATTATATTATTGTTTCTAGTATTTCTAGTATTTCTGGTATTTCTGGTATTTCTGGTATTTCTGGTATTTGGTGTATTTTGTTATAAGGCAAATAAAATAATATATATGTATATCAATGAATCATCCAGACAACAACCAACCCATTTGTAACTCAAAAATACACGAAGAAACCAATACCAGAATTTACGATAGAAATATTCCGTCTCATATGTTGCAGCCTTATTTAGATGTGCGACCAGTGATGACCAAATATTCGTATTTCCCAGTGGTAGACCCGCGCAAGTCAATTAGCGTACCATTGATACAAATGCCCACCTATAATGTTCATCAAACATTTAATCCTGGAAATTCGATGGCACCATGGTCTGGTTTTGCTTCTAATATAAATGTAGAGTCGGAATTGCGAAACCAAATATACGCTCTACAAAAATGCAGTCAATCGGTATATGTCCCAAATAGCACTAGTGATTTATATAATTATAAATTTAAGACCGTGACTCAACCCAATCCACATCAACTATTGTTTCAAAATGAAAGTTTTGCGAGTTTTAACCCAAATCCGGATTCCAAAATGGTCGGCTCTGGGATGTTTTATAATAATACGCGTTCTCAGGTGCGCGATTTAACGAAACACAATTGCTAATTGTCTCGCACTATACTAGTAATATTTTATACATTTCTCATAAAATATTACGTATCACATGTGTATATTTACTTTTCTACCACCACATTTTTCACAATATTTCGAATAATCTTATCCTCTTTTTCAAGATCATTATCACCCGAACCACCCATGGATTCTATAATGAGCTTGTTGTATTTGTCGGAAACCTTCGAATAGGAATTGTTATACTCTGGGTTCTGTTCCTTGAATTTGGGTATTAAGCGTTGGTTTTTGGAAACGACTTTCTTTATCATTTTGCGCATTTTGCATTGTGATTCATCTTTTTCCCAAGTATTTTCATCTTTTATGTAAATGGTTTCTCTCTTTTTGTCGGTGCAATGAATGGGGCGTTTGGTGATATCCAGAGCATTCAGGTTTTTCACAATGATATTCGAAATACCTTCGACAAAGCCCACTTCGCCGACATTTTCCAGGTCGCTCACCTGTAGTTTGATAGATTCTACAAAATCGTTAATATTCATGGCGTCTTTGCAGGTCTCGTTCAAGAAAAGGTTTAGATTAAATGCTTTGTTGTGCGAGTTGGTATGTGTAGTATTGTGAGTTCCGTTTTCTATCACTTTCATCATCATATTTTTAAAATCGCTTGTTTCCTTAATAAGCTCTGCGTTTTGTTTGACCAACATCAAAATAAGCTGGTCTTTATCAGTAGTATTATCTTTAACTACTAAGCTGGTAGATTTTTCTTCTACGGTACATTTTTTATTGTGACGCCATAAACCAGAACGGTCGTTGAAAGATTTATCACAAATTTTACATGCATATTTTGTTGAGCATAATTTGGCATCCGATTTGTTGTCATTTGTTGCTAAAACGTTGATTTTATGTTTGTTGCTTTCATTATGTTTATCTATGCTACTTTTTTTACACGTTTTATAGTCACAAATTTCACATACATATTTAGAGCATATTTGGGCATCCGATTCGTTGCTATCCGTTGTCATATATTAGCAACAGATAAGTTTCCTAAATATTTATCTTAAAAAATAAAAATTTTATCGTCACAAAATAAAAAAATATTTTTAAGCGACCAGACCATAAAATTCAATTATGGTCTCACGATTTAATTTCGCATAAAGTATTTTGGGTTTTGAAAATTGGACAAAAAAAATGTCCAAAAATGGATTTTCCAAAAAAGTCTTCCCCAAAACATTTCATCGATACTACACGTGAAGGGATCTAAAAATCGCATAAAAAACATTTTTCACTCCATTTTGTAGTAAATTTACTTTTCTACCACCACGTTCTTATCCTCTTTTTCCGCATCGTTGTGTGAATTTGTGGTGGTAGTATGACTGTTACTGCTAATTCCGTTTTCTATCACTTTCATCATCATACTTTTAAAATCAGTTATTTCCTTAATAAGTTCGGCGTTTTGGTTGACCAACATCAAAATAAGCTGGTCTTTATCAGTAGTATCATAAGCACATTTTATTTGATTATCAGTTTCAATATCACCGTTATCAGAATTCAACAAACATGTTTTTTTGTGTTTCCATAATCCTTGTCGATGTTTATATTCTTTTCCACATTTACAAAAATACGATTCGGAACTTTGTGGAACTTTTATGTAACTCGAAACGTCATCATGTGTAATCTTTTTGTGTTTATCAGTTGACATGTGTCTATCGTATTGACTCTTTCGAGACGTATAATAATCACATGTTTCACAGTAAAATTTGTAATCTTTTGATATTTCAATACCCATAACTTTTTTACAATGTTTTTGTGTTTGATTATGAACATCTAATAACTCTTCGTTTTGCAAGCTTACCTTACATGTTTCGCAAAAATGTTCGGTTTTCACTATGGGTTCTGGAGCCTCTATTTGTTTAAATTTTGGTTTCGGTAATGGCTCTAAACTATTTAAGGTTGCGTTTAATGAAGTGAAATACTCTTGTTCTTTTATCCTTGCCTCATAATGGTCATTACACTTAAAAAATGCGACTATTTCCATAACCCAATTATCCCAACCTCCATTAGCTCTTATAGTTTTGTATAATTTGCAATTATAATTACTCGATTTTTCATTTATACAACCCTGTTTATGACCATGTTTTCTTTGTACAAAATTTGTAGTATGACCAACATATAGGTCAGTAATTAGTGGGTCTTTACAAGTTATTTTGTAAATAACCGTATTTGAATAATCAATTTCCGTTTTAGGCATTCTATATACATATTAAAACGTTTTTATATTTATATTAAAATAATATTAACAATAATTCTCAAAAAAAAGTCTTTGCCAGAACATTTGTTCATCGAACCTACACGTGAAGGGACGAAAAATCCATCAAAAACGCGAAGTCTCCTACATTTTGTAGTGAAATGGGTTGTTTTCATTGGAAAATTTTATGGTAATATAGTAGTAAAATATATGTCTGAAGCCTTGCTAAACCAGATTACGTTAGACTGTCTACTGAATAAAGACATGTTCAACAAACATTTACGAAATACACAAACCACCCAAATAAACAAAGAAGAGCGCAAATTTTATCGCAAACGTATTCACCATTTATTCACGAATGTCATGAATGGAAAGCCGCCCAAAGATTTAGCACCAGATGTCAAATATGCTTACGAGACATTTGTCAAAAATGCCATCCAATATTTCAAAATCATTGACAACAATGATGCAATACAATCCAAATACGACGGTTTCGACTTTTCACTAGATGCCAGTAGTAGTGAAACAATAACGTCGCTTAGTTTAGGCGATTCTACCGCGGATTCATTGTTGATGCGTTCAATAAAAATAAATGCGCCTACTCTAGATAAATATGTGAAGCGGAAAAGCACGAAACAATGTGAACAAAAGGAAAGCAATTGCTAAACGAAGTAACGGAAAAACGAAGTAACGGAAAAACGAAGTAACGGAAAAACGAAGTAACGGAAAACGAAGTAACGGAAAAACGAAGTAACGGAAAAACGAAGTAACGGAAAAACGAAGTAACGGAAAAACGGAAAAACGGAAAAACGAAGTAACGGAAAAACGGAAAAAAGAAATAGAAATAAAAATAATATCACCAATATTTATGAAGACAAAAACACAAAAAAGACACCAATCAAATAATATACATAATATAAAACATTCTAGCAAAACAAGGAAACATCGCAACAGTCGCAGGACTCTCGTAAAGGTCAATTGCAGCCCCAAACCCAAAGGCGAAATCAACGACTTTACCTGTTATACCAACAAGTCCTTATATAAATTACGTGACCTGTGGAATGCTAGACATCCAGACGGCAAAATCAAAACTAGCTCGCCGAAGGAGATTCATCGCCAAATAAGCGAACATTTAAGCGGCGTTTGCAATAAAGAATCGTGTTGGTTAAAACAAAAGGCGGATTTTGGCCCCATGGAAAGCGATATGGCCGACTCATTTGCGCCAGAATCGCCGCCAGAATGGAAAAAAAATCCGCACGAATGGTTATCTAGCATTGATATTATGAATGTGATGAAACAATATGAAAAGGCCTACAAATGTTTCGATTTTATAGGGCCCAGTCCTATCGATTTTGACACCAGAAAGCTATACGGCGAATGTGTGTGGGACGAATTGTGTAATTTTAGCATTAAAGAACAAATGAAACAAGGTAAAACCAAGATTGGTATTATATTCAATACGGACCCCCATTACAAACCAGGCCAACACTGGATATCGATGTTTATCAATATTAAAAAGAAGAAAATATTTTTCTTTGATAGCACTGGCGATAAGGCACCGCGTGAAATAATGAAATTGGTGGAACGTATTCAGGAACAAGGACTGAATTTGGACAAAAAAATAAAATTCAAATTTGACAGCAATGAAGGTATCGAGCATCAATACGGCAATACGGAATGCGGCATATATTCATTGTTTTTCGTCGTCCACATGCTGGAAGACAAAATGACGGAGCATTATTTGAAAACGCATATTTTAAAGGATGAATATATGAATAAATTTAGACGCGTTTATTTTAATGATCCACTCTAATCCACCTTTATCCACCTTTGGAAAAGGTGGAGCCAAAGCTCCACTGAAAGAGGAGCAAAATGATTATAATTTGTCTTGTTTTATGGGTTTTGCTCCACTTTTTCAAAAGTGGATAAGGTTTTGCTCCACTTTTCCCAAAAGTGGATAAGGTTTGGCTCCACTTTTTCAAAAGTGGATAAGGTTTTGCTCAACTTTTTCAAAAGTGGATAAGGTTTGGCTCCACCTTTCCCAAAGGTGGATGAATTACTTTTTTTGTATAAATTAATATCTAGTATTATTTTATAATGTCAACAGTTACAATTGACAACGTCACTTACACTTTGAATAGTGTAGACAACACTGCACGCGTTACCGGGAACACTTTAAGCATTACTGCAAACGTAACAATACCTTCAACTATTACTGATGGTAATGGAACAGTATATACCGTAACATCGATAGCTGAGAACGCGTTTTATAATTGTTCCGCTCTGACTGGCGTGACCATCGGTTCAAATGTCACATCGATAGGTGAATGCGCGTTTCAAAATTCCAACTTGTCTGGCGTGACCATCGGTTCAAATGTCACATCGATAGGTCTCTCCGCGTTTCAACAGTGTTCCGAATTGACTGGCGTCACCATCCCAGATGCTGTGACTTCGATAGGGGGTGGCGCGTTTGGTTCGT